TGTTGCCGGCTGTGCCGCCGCTGGCCGGTGATGCGTTCGGGGCGGTCGTGCCGACGTGGACAGGGCCGACTTTTACCAGTACGCCAGCAGCATCCTTGAAGAACAAGCCAGGGCTGACGGCTGGCGTGTTAATTGCTAGTTGCCCGTCCGCCATTGCGGTGGGATCAGGGCGCTTGTTTGCGGTGTTGCTGCGCAGATGCTGTAGGGCCATTCCTTAACACCCGAACGGGCCGGAAATCACCCCTACAGCCTAACGAACGTGTACCATTTGAATGGGCAGCGTTTTAGCAGAACCTGCCCGGCGACCAACTCACTGATCTGAGCTGATGAAACACAGTGTAAGGGCTGCCGGTCCTTGGGAATACTTCTGTCGCAAGGTGGACATTAAACACCCCAAGGAATGCTGGAACTGGCTTGCTAGTTGCGGCACTCCCGGCTACGGGAATTGGTACTACAGCATTTTTGATTTACCAAAAGCAGGAGCTGCGCATAGACGTTCTTACATGCTGTTTAACGGTTACGTAGATTCAGGCGTTGTAATTTGTCATACATGTAACAACCGCCGCTGTTGTAATCCCAATCATCTATATGCTGGCACTCATGCGTCCAATACCGCAGACCGTATAAAAGATGGAACCGCAACCAAGCCGCCACTACATCTAGGTAGTAGGCAGTGGAATAGCCGTCTTGTTGAGTGCCAAGTTATCGAGATTAAAGAACGCTTACGCGCAGGAGAAATACCTCCGCGTATTGCGCCTGACTACAACGTAAAAGCGGCAACCATTTACGCAATACGCAGTGGAAGCAACTGGAGTTGGCTTTAGCCGTAACTGCCATCGTCGAGATTGCTAGTCAGCGCAACGGTTCCAGTGGCATTAGGCAGTGAAACGATGTTGTCGGCGGTAGGGTCAATAACCGTCAGCGTGGTTTCGTAGGTGTCAGCCGTTGCACCTTCAAAGACGATGGCAGCTGTGTTGCCGATCTCAAGGTTGCCGGTCATGGTGCCGCCACCAGTAACCAGCGCGTCGTAAGCCGCCCACTGCAGACCGGTGGCTGTGCTGCTGTTTGCTTTCAGTACGAAACCGTTGGTGCCAACGGTCAGTTTGGCCAGCGTGTTGGTGCCAGAACCGGCAATCAAGTCACCCTTCACGTAGGTGGTGAGGCCGGTGCCGCCGACTGTGGGCGCCAAGGTGCCGCTGGTGATGTTGGTGGCAATCCGGCATTCGCTGCTTACCTCCTCAATCGCAGCCTGCACGTTGGAGCTAGAGATCAGGCCGGCAGGCGTGAACGAGACCTGTGTGGCGACCTGGGCGATGTAGGCGTCAGATGACTCAATGCGGACCCACGAGGTGCCGGTGGACAGGATCAGGTCAGGCGGCAGCAGTGCAACGGCAGGGGCTGGGCTGGTGCCGGTGCCTGCATTGCTGACGATGACAAAGTAGTTCTGGTTAGTGCTGCTGGCGGCCGGCAGCGGGTTGCCAACACTTAGGCCAAGTGCGGCACCATCATTGGTGACGGAGGCGATCTGGTTTGTGTTGGCGTCGTAGGTGCCAGCAAAGATCACCGTGCCGGCGGTGATACCCACTGGCTGCCACACGTTGCCGTCCCACATGTAGACGGTGCGCTCCAGCGGGTTCAGGAAGAACTGGCCGATGAAGTCAGCGGTAGGCAGCGAGGAGCCGATCTGCGCTGTTGCGTAGTCGGCAAGCTTGGACGCCGTCACGCCGTTGTCGGCCAGCATCGCCGTGGCGAAGGTGCCGGTGGTGATCTTGCTGGTGTCGAGCGCAGGGATGTCCGATGCCGACAGGGTGGTGCCAGCAGTGGCATGGCCCTGCGCGTCCACCGTCAGCTTCGTGTAAGTGCCGGCCGTGGTGGCGTTGCTGTGGTTCAGCGTGCCGCTGCTGATCGACAGGCCGCTGCCAGGCAGCACGATGCCCTTGTCCACGCTGGTGGCGTCGGGCAGGTCTGCCGGGACGATCGCGCGGAAGGTCGGCGCAGCATCCGAGCCGGTGGTTGGGCCGGCAAAGATGCGGTTAGCGGATTGGTTATCCAGCGCCGCGGTGATCGTCGCGCTGTAGGCGTCGGGGTATGTGACGCCGAACGTGAGAGGCGTCGAGTCGCTGAAGCTGATTGTGCTTAGCGATGCTTGCCGCAGCCAGCTGGTGCCGTCCCAGGTGTATTCAATTGCGGTAGCGGTATTGACCCACTGCTGGCCAACAAAGGCACCAGATCCTGATGGGGTAGCGGCTGCCACCACAGCAGCGGAGCTGTCGGCAAGTTTGGCTCCGGTAATGGCATCGTCTTGCACCTTGCCGGTGCTGACTGCCAAGCTGGCCAGTTTTGCCTCGGTGACTGCAGCGCTGGCAATGGTTGCGGCAAAGCTGCCAGTGCCAGAGCCGGTTACGTCACCGGTCAGGGTGATCGTTTGGTCGCCGGTGTTGGTGCCAGAAGCGGTGCCGGAAAATGTGCCAGAGAAAGTGCCGCTCTGGGTAGCCAGCGTGCCAAGACCAAGCGTGGCGCGTTGGGCGGTGGCGTCGGCGTCGTCGAGGAGGGCGCGACCGGCTGCAGTGCAGGTGACCTCCTCTACGTCACCAGCGCCAGCAGTGCTGCGGCCCAGCAGTACGTTGGTGCCGCTTGTGTTCTGCAGCTTGGCGTAGGTGACTGCGTTATCGGCAAAGGCTGCAGTGCCGAGGTCCGAAGCCTTGGCGGTAGTTACTGCGCCGTTGGCCAGCTTGGCTGTAGTAACAGAGTCATCAACAAGGACAGGCACCACGTCCGTGAAGGTGCCGGCCTTGTAGACCTGCAGCCTGTTGGTGGTGGTGTTTAGGTAACCGCGACCTTCAAAGTTGTTGGTACTGGGAGCGGTGCTATCAACGGCGATGCTGGAGTCGTCAGCCAGCTTGGCTGCAGTAATCGCGTCGTCAGCTAAGGCTGTGGTGCCGAGCTTGGTGGTGCTGCTCTGGTCGAGCTTGTCCAGGTCGATGGAGGAGGCATCGACGAGATCTAGGCCAGCGTCTACCAGATCCTTGGCAGTGACCTTCTTGGTCTGCGATGCCGAGAGGTCGGCAATAGGCAGCACATCGGTGGCTGCCACCGACGCCTTAGGCAGAGCCGTGAGTTGGGTAATCCGCTGGTCACTCATGGCTTAGCCTCCGTGGGCACCACTGCTTGGTACATGCTAGTCCTCTGCTTCCTGTAGCAAGAAGTCGAGTGATTGCTCGAGTTTGATGCGGTCATCATCCTCCTTAAGTATGTAGCCCTCAGGCTCTCCGATGAGCAGGCGAATTTCGTCTGTGGTAACAAAGTCGATGGTGCAGTCGATGATGTCACCAGCCCTTATGGCCACACCTGCTTTGGTTACGACTGCCGACATCTCGTAGAACACACTCTGTACGGTGGCGTCTACAGATTTGTCAGTAAGGTAAAGCGCTAAGTCGAACACGCTTCCTATGTCTAAGCGGTGTATAAGTTGCAGCATGAGCAGGGGGGTTTCCTTGACCCCACTTGTTTGGTAGTCGAAAGCGCACTCGATGGTGCCACTACCACTAATTAGCCCGGCTGCGTACTGATTGCGGAACTTATCGCTAAGCGTGGTGGTGTCTACCGCCTGGCGATCCGTGTTCAGTGAGTAGCCAATTACGCAGCCCAATACGTTGGAGGCTACATCCCTAACAGAAACCAAAATAGGGATAGGAGCACCTGTAAAAGCGTACAAGGTTAGCTCATTAGCCCGTGTATTATTTACCGCATCTTGAAACGTAAGGAAAAAGCGTAGGCCGCCTACTGCGTTGACATTAACGTAGGCAGAGATGCCAGGCTCAATAACGCCTGATGGCCAGGCAGCGGCTGTAAAGCAGACGAGGCCCCGAGCATCCGTAGTGGTTAGCTCAACTCTGTCACCGGTGAGCAGGTTGTCTAGCGAGCTATCGAAGCTAAGGCGGTTGAGAGTGGTGTTGACGTCATCGGGTTGGATCTGATCATCCAGTGTGATGCCCTGGATTTGCGTACCACGCCTTAGGCGCACATTGCCTTTAGTGCCTAGGAAGAACGTCATGCAATGACTCCACCAGCCAGGAAGTCGCCATCGACGGTGAACTGGATGGGAACGCTTGTAAGCTCGCCGCTACTTACGGCAATCTGTGCGGACGTAATGTAGGCGTAAAATTCAATGTAATCATTAGATGCTGTGCTGGCGTTAAGTTTCAGCTGAATGCGGTCAGAGGTGGTGATTGCGCCCACCTTGTGGATCCGGCTGAGAAGGTCGGTGAACTGGGTGTAAGTGGCAGATTCGCCCGTCTCTAGGCGGTAGTACAAAAGCGTGGCGCTGCCTGTGGCGCCTTTAACACCGGGAACAAAGGTATTAGAGGTACTGTCAACAGTATTAGTTGATAGTAAATTAACGCTGGTCTCCATTGACCAATCACGGATCTTGGCTACGGGCTTACCGCCGAATACCACAGATCCAGTGCGTCCCGTGTAGAAGCCCATGGCCTAGTCCCTCGCGTAAGTCCAGATTAGCGAATTGTGAACAGCCCATCAGTGAAGTTAGCGATGAGGCTCAGGCCGCTGGAATCACAGGCGTGCTCCACTGCACGAACGGCCACCTCGCCCTCTTCGTCCATCTGCACCTCAACGATGCGGAAGACGCGCTTGGATGTCACTGCAGTGCCTAGGACGAACAACCACCCCTCATAGGTAGCCAGGGAAGCAGCGGTGTTGCCGCTTACTGAGGCGCTGGTGCTGACGACTGCTGAGCCGCTGCGGTAAAGCAGTACGTTATAGGTGCCATTGGGGATTGCGTCCACCAGAGGAACGTTCAGTGCGCCGCCGCTTTCGACTTGGCCGCTGTAGATGCCCTGCCACTCCTGCTGGCCGATGTCCACGTAGATGTAAGCACCAGGGCTGAGCGGACTGTCGGTTGGGAAGGTGCGGAATTCGATGTTGCGGCGGATGTGTCGCCGTTGGTTGCAAAGCAGTTTTGCGTACAGGATTGCCTGAGCGCGGTTGGTGACGTACTGGGACAGGTCAAAGGTCTGGCGGATTGCGGTCAGTTCAGTCACGCCCACTAGGGATACGTCCACGCTGGCATTGCGCGGGAACACGCCATCGCGTTCGGTGTTGCGGTAAATGACGGTGGCAATTAGGTCTTGGACACTGCTGCCGTAGTCGATGAACTCCTCCTTGTAGGAATCTTCAAGGATGTTGCCGGCGGTAAACATTGCCGTGATCGGCAGGGTGCGGGTGATGTTGCCGGCGTTATCGCATGGCACAGCGGGCACCAGTGTTTCCTTGCCGCCAATGCGGCCTAGTTCCAGCAGGCTGAACGGTGCGGTTTCTGCCCAGAACTGCCGCCATGATGTGGGCTCAGCGATTACGCCATCAAAGAACAGGCCGTTGCGCTGGCAGAAGCGTTTGGCCTTGGCAAGCGCCACGAGGTCGATACCGGCAACCTTGGCGTATTGGCCGATTCCATCAATGGGGTCAAGGATGGTATCTAGGAAGATCTCTGGAACAAGGCTGGTGGATACGTTAGGTGTGCTGCTGTAGGTTCCGTCGTCGTTAAGCTGACGTACCAGCTTGCCACGCTTGACAAACATGGTCATTGAGCGCAGGTCTTGTACGCCTTGACCGCTGTAGATATTGAAGCCGAAGAGGGACAGGTTGCTGTAAAGGCTTGGGTAGTTAGCAAAGGCTTCAGTGCTTTGCTCGGTTACGGCTTTAATTTCCAGCTCGGGGCCGTTGTCAAAGCTGAACGTGAGTTGCGTGTCAGAGCGCATGGAGAACAGGCCCCATTCGTCTATTTCTGAAGGGTTGCGGTTGATCGGGGCAACGTACCCATCGCGGCTCCGGAGTTTGCCACGGAATGTAAATGCACCACCAGCTGGCGCAGCAACACTGCGGACAGGACCTGAGTTTTCAATGTAGGCAAAGTCCACCAAGCCGTAAAACCGCATCTCAGCAGCGGTTTCGGCGATGGGCTCAAACTTGAACTGCCAGTTGCCAATGTTGTCGTCAGCGATGAACTTGAGTGAAATGTAGTTGTCAATGTCCGCGCCACGGCGGATGACAAAGATGCGTGGGACGCGCTGCCACTGGCCGCCGGTGCGGCGCTGCCAGACCCAGAAGAACATAGACCGCAGCTTCACGCCGTTGTCGCTGTCCTTGTAGTTGTCCATTGACACTTCGCCGTATTTCTTCTGGCGGCCCTGCACGCGCTTGAAAACACGAGACTTCAGGGCAAAGTCAACGACCCGGCAAGGCGTGATGGTTTCGTAGGCAGCCTCTTCAATCTTGACTAGGCATTTGGTGTTAAAGAAGTCGTTTTGTAGTTCGGGATTCTTTAGTACATTTTCGTAGTAGGTAAGCTCTTGCTGTTCACGTGCAATCTCAGCGCGCCAAGCGTTGTTACGTGCATTGGTAGCGGGCTCGTCAATATTTTCAGAAGTGCTATACAGCGATGAAATTTCCTCTTGTAGTTTGGCTTGCTGTCTGAGGAAATATTTACGGTCGCTTCTTAGGTTGCCACCTGTAGGAGTATTGAAGCCGTAGTCAATAAACGCTTTATCAAGTTTGCCCTGAAGATTTTTGATTCGTCGGTTAATAGTGTTTAGCTCATCTCTCAGCCTCCCAATATCACTTTTCCAGCCCTGCACCAAGTTCTGGTTTGTATTGTTTTTCTTTCTTTCTGCGCCAATCCTGTCTTGCAGGTCTACCACTTGGTCGTCAATCTGTTTGCGCCTGTCCCTGGCTGCGTCTAGCTTGCTGGCGAAACGCTGAACTTGGGGATCGTAAATAGATCCATCGTCACCGGCAATTTGATCAACTTCAGCATCAGTCCACCGCTTGTCGCGTAGTTCCTCAATACTCTCAATGAGGCTGTTAATCTGATTCAGCTTGGCGGTAGCAGCGTTGCCAACACCTGGCTTAAGGATTGGCAGGCTTGTTGTAAGTAGATTCGTCAGTTCTGCAATGCGAGTCTTGGAGTTGATAATTTCCGCTTCGGCTTCTTCTGCGTTCTGCTTAAAGTTGGTGGTGCCGTAGTCCTCTTCTGGGCAGATTCCTTCCCTGACGCATTCAAGCGTGACGGTTGTTGAATCGTTGTCTAGTTCCAAGTCATCAACGGGGCCGATGACGCGGAGGTGAGCGCTGCCCAGCTTGTAGGTGCTGGCCACGTCAATGTTGCTGAGCAGGGTGCGGCGCAGTTCAGATGCAGCCTGCTTGACATCACTGGCGCCACTGCTGCTTAGGCCACTGAAATGGAGCCTGAACTGCTTGCCGACCGGGACCACTGCGCGGCTGTTGTCAAGCTTGTCGTCAGGCCAGTGGCCGCCACGGTCGCGGAGTTCAATGCCGAGGTCAGCGCTTTGGCCCTTACCTTTGTCGTCACGGTCGTAGTAGTTGACCCTGATGGGAATTGGTGCGTACACACCGCACCGGGTCATTGTGGAAGGCGAGAAAGCCTGGCTGAAGCCCTCGGCACGCTGACTACCAGTCAGGCTGGCTTGGTACACAAACGCACTGTCCGGTGCGCCTGTGCGCGTGGGATCAGTGCCCTGGCCCAAGCGCAGGTCGCTAAAACGCAGATTGCCATTGTGCGAGAAATACATCCACGAGCGCTGGGCCGAGAATTGCCGGATGGCCATCTGGCCAAAGGCCGTGCGGTCGAAGTCGATGCCAGCCGGGTCAATGTTGGCGGCACCAACGGCAGCCATCATCTGCATGAATTGGCTGGAGCCGAAGCTTTGGACGGCAGACCACACCAGAGAGGTGGCTACGCGGACGCCGCCGGTGCTGTTTTGGTCGGTGTTGCAGTAGATGAGGTTGACGGGGTCGCCGTATTTGGCCAGCTCTTGGGCGCTGTTGAAGCCGAACCTGGGAGCGAAAGTCTGGTCACGCCTACGCCGCTGGTTCTGCTGCGACGGCATTTCTGGCTTGGGTGCCAGCAAGGCTGCGCCGACTTGGAACAGTACGCCAACAATCGTTAGGACGATGGCGACGGTTTCCCAGTTTTGTGGTGTGGCAAGCTTATCTGCTGGCGTGCGCGTGTGGTCAAACTGCGCTTGGGCAAATTCCAGATACTCGGCTTCGCTGATGCCCAGCTCTTTGATGAGCTGATGTTCGTAGGGCAGCAGGCGGCGCGTCATTTGTGAAGCCGGAAGTAATGGCCAGTGCCAGCGGGTATCGGGGCGAGTACAACACCGGACTTTTCGGTGATGAACAGCACGTTGCCGTCATCCATCACTGTACCCATGGCGCCACCGCTTGAACCGGGCAACAGCACAACCGCGTGTGGTTCGGGACCGGCAAGGCGGGTGCCGTTCTGCAGAAGCCACTTCACCATGATCCGACGCGGGAAAGTGGCATCTGTGTACTGCTCAAAGTACCAAGCAAAATCTGGCGCGTGGTCGTAATAGCCGAGGCGGCGGCGGACTTCAGCGAACAACAGGCAACAATCAACAGCTCCAGAGCCGTCGCCAGGTTTAGCTGCCCATGCACGCCGAAGGCCGATCAGGTCATTCACCGCAGGTACAGCTCGCTGTTTAGCGGCAGTGGTCCCACTAACTCGCGGGTCAGTGTGCGTGAAGGGAAGGCGCTACCCACGCTGTCGATTGCGGAGCGAAACCGCAGCTCGATGGTGGTTTCACTGAAGCTGGCACCAATGCCTAGGTAGTAGTCGGTAAGTGTTGTGATGATCTGATCGCTTGCATTCAGCCATGCAGTTGTAAGGGTCAACTCACTAAGGCGATTCCCATTAGCTGCTTCCACAAGCCGCAGTGCAACTTCAATGTTGGGGAATAATACCCGCATGTTTTCATTGTCGCCATTCAGCGAGGCGAGAGAACCTTCCGCGCGAAACGGTGCAAATGCGTAGGCATCACTTAGGTAGGAACTGGATTGCCCGACGAAGTAGTTCTGGTAGAGGTAGGGGCCACCGGTGGCCACAAGCTTGAAATACTGGGCGATGCGGATTTCAGCCATTAGTAGTCAAGCTCGCCGGCGAGAGTGATTTTTACGGTGCTGCGCCCGCTGATCACCGATTGAATGTCTGGGGGTGCGGTGTATTCCCACTTGATTTGTGTGGGTGACTGGATCTTGCTAGTCAACGTGGCATCCATACCAGCAAACAATTCAGCCGGTAACGTGAAGCGCTCAAAGCCACCGCTGGTGCCGGTGTAGTGGTCGATGAGTTGCGAAGTGGTGGTATCGGCGATGTTGGTAAAGCTGAGCTGCAACTCGTAGCCGTAGGCGCGGTTGCCGAAGGCACGCTTGACGGTGGCGCCAGACAAAGCGCGGTAGCTTTTGACTGGGTACTGGCCGAGGCGGAAACTGCGCTCAGATGGTTTGATGCCTGGGAATTGTGCGGCCATCAGCGGAGTCCTACGCGGCTGCGTGTGCCTGGGCTTTGCTGCAGCTTATCAAGGGTCATGGACATTCCGCGCCGAGCGCCATCACGGGATGCGTCACGGCGGGTGGCGGCCATGGCTGCCTCAAGCTGATCGCGGCTGACATATTCCACGCCGCCGATGTTGGTGCTCTGGAAACTCATGTTGAGTACAGGGCTACCTGCAGCCTGGCCGGGCGCTCCACCCATTGCCTCGCGAAGGCCAGAGGCGTCAACGCCAAGCCGGCCTTGGTTGTTGCGGCTGAGCGGCATGATTGCCTCAGGGCCGGCTTCGCCCATCAGGCCGTTCTGCATAGTGCCGCCCTTGGCGTACTTGAAGAACGTGGGCTTGGTGACGATGCCGCCGTTAGCGAAGGGCTGAATCCCATTAGCGCCCACGACGCCGCCTTGGGCGTAAGCCTGCATGCCGTTTTGAGCAAAGACGTTGCCCTTGGCGCTAAGCGTGGGAATGTACCCCATCGACTCTGCAGTTGATTCAACACCCGGTGTTGTATTGATGCCACCGCCGCCGGCACTGCCCGCAATACCCAACGCTTTAAGAATTGCGCCGAGTGTGATCATCACCAGCTGCTTAGCAATGATGTCGGCGGCCATCTTGACGAAGCTCTCGCCGATGCTGCGGAACATGTCAGCCAAGACTTGTTTAATCGTGCCGGTGCCGGTTACAAGCACTTGTACAGAGTTGGAGATAGCTGTACTTAGGCTGGACTCCAGGCTGCTAGAGATGCTCTGGAAGCGCTGAAGCAGTTCTTGGCGTTCTTGGTACTGGGCGAGTACCCTGCGGTTCTGCTCGTAAATACGTGTTAGCGCGCCCAGTTCGCTGGCGTAGGTCTCTTGAGTTTTAGTTGCGTCTGCTCCACTGGCAATAGCTACCTCTTTTCTAATGCTTAGTAGCTGACTTTCTGCTTCGTAGTTAGCCTGAAGACCAGCAAGCTGGGACGCAATTGCCGGGTTGACCCCGTTGAGCAGGTATTCGTACTGCAGCTGGATTTCGCGGTTCTGCTTGTTGTAGTTGTCGAGGACAGCCTGGCTCGAGCCTTTGACTTGTGAAAGCAAAGTCAGTTGCTGCGTAAGTGCCTGAGTGTCTATGAGCTGTGTTTGTTGCTGCGCTTGCTGTTGGCGCATCTGGGTGGTCTGACCAGCGCCCTGGATGCCTGGGGTATCAATGCGTTGGGAGTAGGGGATGGAAGGCAGAGCTGTTACGCCTGCAGGCTGTGCCATAGGCTGAATTGTGGGTGCAGCTGGAACAGCAGTGCGTACCTGTTGGAGGCGTTTCTGTAGGGCTTGAATTTGCTCATCGATTTGATTTATAGAAGCTAATTCTCTGCCTAGTTCACTGGCCCAACCTGCTCCCATAAATTGCTCAATGCCGTAGCCAGCCCCACCTCCAGGCTCGCCCACAACAGATCCAGTTTTAGCGCCAACAATCTGGTTTAAGGCGGCTCGCTGCAGGTATAGCGCGGCGATCTTGCTAGATACCTCTAGGCGCTTGCCTGCCGCACCCGAGCCTTCGTCGATGATCTTGGCTACGTTCTTGGCATACTCACGCTGTATAGTGCCTACTTGCTTAGCGTAGTTAACATTAGCGTCGTTAATCTGCTTAGCGACGTTCTTCTGGAAGTCGGCAATAGTGCGCGACTGCTGAAGCTCCTTATCCTGTAGGTCTTCTGCAACCTTCCGCTTGTCCTCAGTGGCCTTCTGGCTTATGGAGGCGGCTTCCCGTTCTGCTTCGATTACGCGGGGATCCTCTCCGGCGGCTAAGCGGCGTATGCGGTCTTGCTCTCCACCGGCATATTCCATTTCGCGCTTGATGCGCTGCATGTCCCGTTCGATATTCCGGCGCTCATCGCCGAGCTGGCGCTCGATCTGGAAGGCCTGCTCAATTGCGTTCTTGCGGATCTCAGCGATTTGCTCTTCGCGCTGGATCCGTGCATTACCTAGGGCTTCTTCTCGTTGATCAAGAGCCTGCAGGTAGGCCTCGCCCAGCTTTTTGCTTTGTTCACTGGTTTCGTCAGCTTTGCGCTGTTGCTTACCACGATTAGTTTCTTTCTCAATTGCACGAATCTTGACTAAGGCTTCCTCTAGGATTTTTGCTTCCTTGCTGGCTGCTCTGATTTCAGGCAGCAGGTCAGCCATGAAACCTAGGCCCACGCCAGCAGCTCTACGGCGCAGATCCGTCTCCTTAGCTCCTGCACCCAAGAGACGCTCCTCGAGCTGAGCGGTTGACATACCACCACTCAGAACTTGCTGCTGGTAATAACCAGCGCCTGGTTGTATAGCCTTCAACTCAATAAGTTTGTTAATTAAGCGATCTAGGCCGTTGATAGAGCGTGTAGCGAAGTCTTGGAAGGCTGCGCCAGCGGGGCCGAGCGCGTCGCCGACGCTTCTCTGCAGATTCCGCATAGCCAGTTCGAGACGAGCGCCGGCTTGCTCTGGGGAATCGGCAATAATTTGCGCGGTCTTGCCGTACTTCTGTAAAGAGAATTCGACAAATTTCACGAAGTCGTTCAAGCTCACTTCGCCGGACTGGAGCGAAGCATCGAGCTCCTTAGTACTCTTGCCCGTGGACTCAGCGAACAAGGCGAAGGCACCGGCAAGGCGCTCACCGATTTGTCCGCGTAGTTCTTCTGCAGTTACCTTGCCCTTACTGAATACCTGCGCAGCTGCAGTAAGCGCGCCGTTCACGTCGTTGACGCTGCCTCCAGTAGCGAGCACTGAAGCGGTAAGGCCCTTGAAGGTCTTCTCGGCGTCGGCGACTGTGCCACCCGAGCCGATGACTGCAGCGGAAAGCTTAGTGAACTGCTGCGTGCTCTCCTGAATGGGTACGTTGAACTGCTTAGACGTGGATTCAATTGCGGCTAGAGCTGCCCTGTAATCGTCAAAGCTGTATACAACGCCCTGTAGAGCAGTCTGTAGCCTGCGAATTTCGGCAGCGTATTCGGCTGCTGCACCGAGCTGCTGGCGGAACATGCCGACTTGGGCGCCGGCAGCGGCACCGGCGAAGGAGCCACCTACGGTGCCGAGGCCGGGGATGGCAGAACCCAGGATCGCGCCACCCACACCACCGACGAAGCCTTCGGGGCCGCCGAAGATGCCGCCAGAGATTGCGGCACCGGCTGCTTGTACTGCTTGGCCTGTGGTGAGACGGCCGCGCCGCTTGCGGTCACGCGCCTCTAATTGCCGGTCAAAGGCGGTGAGTTCGTCGCGGAAAGCCTTATCGCGGATCTGGCCCTCGAGGTCTAGGCCTTGGAGCAGTTTTTCTGTGTAGAGGTTGTCATAACGGGTTTGTATTTCGGCGCGTTGGATTTTGGCGTTCTCGTAAATGCGATTTACGTCGTCTAGGGCGCTTTCGATGCTCTGCTGAGCGCGGCGACCCGCCTCGGGGAAAGGCTGCGGGCCGATGGGCTGGCCGTAGGCGGCTTCGTCTACGCGGATCCGGCCAGGAGTACGCGCTCCACGGGCGATCATGGCGCCTGTTACGGGGTCGCGATAGCCGCCAACGCCTGGAGCAAGAGGACCTTGGGTGCTGTAGTACTCCTGGATACCTGCGACTTTCTGACCGCGGCGCTCTGTTGCGGATTGGGCGCGGGCGAGGCGCTCGAACGCTTCTGCTGTGCCGGTAAGTTCGCGCCGCAATTCGCGCTGCACATCTGCAATGCGATTGCTTACGTCTACGTAGGCGGTACTGCCACGCACCGTGTTGGCTAGACGTTCGCTGAGCTCGTTCAGCTCTTGGCTTAGAGCTGCGGTGGTGTTGGGCAGTTCGCCAAAACGACGATTTACTCCTTCGGGTGTGAGGAAGCTGGGGTCGCTGAACGCGGCGGCACCGGCCCGGACACCTTCACGTCCACTGCGAATTGACTCCTGGTAGGTGAGCTGGCGTTGCTGCGCCAGGGAACGGTTCAGGCGATCCTGGGCGTCGGCACGCGCCTCAATGTTATGGGTGAGGCGGCGCTCTCGTTGCGAAAGCGTGTCGATCGTGTCAATCGCTTGACGCTGCTCAGCAATAAGTAGTTGCAGGTCTTGCAGCTGCTTTCTGGCGCCAGCTGAAGTGGAGGCGAGGGCTTGACCTAGTACGCGACCGAAGGCGCGGCTTGTTTGTACTGTCTGGGCTTCAGCTTGAGCGAGGCGCGCGGTAAGTGCCGCGATGTCGCTACCTAAGTCGGTAAATGTGCTGCCTGTAAGTGAGGCTTCGCTGCGTAGTTTGCCTAAGTCGGCGATGTAAGTGCGCAGGGATGCCTGTGACTGATTCGTGCCTGCGGTTACGGCTAAGATTCCCTGCCTAAGTGTTTCTAATTCGCTGTCGGTGCGGCGGGAAGCTTGGCGGAATTGCTCAATATCGGTGGCGAGTTGGGCCCAGGTGGATGAGCCGCGCTCGACCTGCGATTGAAGACCGCGCAGCGCGTCGATCTGACCTTTGATTACCTGTTCGGTGTTGCGGCTGTCGCGGCCGTAGGCGACGATGCTCTGCCTAGCCCGCTCAATCGCAGCATTATTAGGACCGATGGACTTTTCAAGCTCGCGAAAAGCACCCTTCAGCTTGTCAAGGCCCTCCACGCCTTGAAGGCCAAGCTTGATTAGGATCTCGCTTACCTGCTTAGCCATCGGCCTCCTTGGCCAACTCGCTCAGTGCTGCGGCCTCCATGATCTGGAGATCCTCAAGCATGTCGCGTGGATTGGTCACATTGTAGAGGGCGAATAAGCCTCCAGAACCGAGGAGGATCTCGTATTTCAGGCCCATGTAGCCGGCCATGGTGGTCGACCACTGAGTCTGCATGCGCAGGAACATCATGACGGTGTCCCAGTTTTCCTCCCACACCACGTAGGTGCTGCCGTCATCCTCGGGCTTGGTGGCAGGTGCGGGAAGGCTTAGACCGAACGCCTTGGCGTCTTCGTTGGTCTTGTCCTCAACCCGCTTACCGCCACCAGCCCAGTGGACAGCGGCCCCTTTTAGTTTCCCTGCTTAGCGCCGTCGAAGGTTTCGGTGTAGGCGCGGAGCACACCACGAATCCAGTAGGGGTCGTCGCTCAGTTCCTTGGCGGCTTCGAGGGAGTAGGGCACAGCCTTGCCGGCCTCGTCATCGATTCCGTCCCAGCCCACCAGCACCGCTTTCAGCAGCTCGAATTCGCCTTTGTCGCTGAGCTTGGCAAACTCAGTGCGGCCCACGCGCTTGAAGGTGGCGTCGAAGGTCGAGCTGTCGAAGGTGCCGCCATCAGTGGGCTCCTCAACCGTGACAGGCCATTTGAAGGTCTTGACCTTCTTACGGATGAACGCCATAAGTTGCGTGGGTGATAACGCCTTTAGCTTAGCTGCTAAGTGAAAAAGCCACTAAGCGGTGAAGCTCAGTGGCTAAGTGGTGCAGCTAAGTGGCGATGGGGTGCAACTTAGGTGTAGACGATGCTGAACTCGTTTCCAGTAGCCGTGGGGACGGCGGTGTAGGGAATGGTCAGCATGGCGATGCCGTCTTGGTCGCCGTAGCTCACGTCACCGATGTCGATCTTCGTGGAGGCGAAGTCAACGATGTTGCCGGGGGTCTGGCCGTGCTGGAAGAGCAGGTTGCCCAGGCTGGAGTCGGTGAGGGCGGCCGTGAAGTAGTTCTTCGTGGCCATGGTCACGGCTTCCAGGGTGACAGAGCCCGTGGAGCGGCGGTCGGTGATCAGAGTCTGCTTGGTGCAGTTGATCAGCTCGCGGTAGACCAGGGTGTTGCCGATGTCGAAGGATACCGACTGGAGGCAACCGGCATAGGACAGCAGCTCGAAGCCATCGGTGTTGCCGTTCTTGAAGATGACCGGCGTGGCTTGGTTGGCGTAGGTGGGGGTGGGAGCTGCGGTGTCGGTCGGGGTGTTGTAGATGCCGGTGAAGGTGAAATCGATGGTGGGGATTTCGCCGACAGAGCCATTGAGAGTGAAGGTGCCGCGGGCACCAGTCACTTTGTGCAGCACACCATCGATGTTGTAGTAGATGGTGACGCTGGAGAAGCTGGCGCTCACAGGTGCGTAGGTGACGCTGACGCCAGCAGCCACGGTCTCGCTAAGGCCGCATGCCTTGAGTGCTTTGCCGTATGCAGGGGCGGTGGCAACGGTGCCGGAACCGGCAAGCTCAACGCTGAAGGTGCATTCAACGCGAGTGTTGGCGAGCAGTTGCTCGGATGCACCGAGGTAGGGACGAACGAGATCGCGGCTCACCACATCGCTTTGCAGCGGAGTGATGTTGAGGTCACGCACGAGCACGGCGTCGGCCCCATCAGGAACCGGATCGGTGCCGTAGGTGGCTTCGGTCTCAATCAGGATGAGACGCTTGCGTAGAAGAAGGGGCATTTGGAGTTACCTCTCGGGGTAAGTGGGAAGGATCCGCTTACGCGGAGATGCGGGTGCGAATGCCTGTTTCAGGGTCGAGGAGGTAAGTACCACCGTGCCCATGGAACTCATCGACAACGCTAAGCGAAGCGGGTTGTGAGACCTCAGCCTCGCTAAGGGGTGCAGTGGGCTGCTCATCCACCACTTCACTCAGTGGTTCAGTTGCACCGGAAGACTTAGCCATAAGTTGCTTAGCGGACAACCTCAGGCTAAGTCGTGGTGCTGCTAAGACGTACCACGGCCTATGCGCTGCTTAGGTGAGGCTGTTTACGGCGGTGCGGTAGCGCACGTCGAACTCGCAGAAGATCACACCGGCGGGTTGATCGGCCTCGAGGAGGTTGAAGGTGACTTGGGTGGGTTGAATGTCGATGGCTAGGCCGCCAAGGGTTAGATCAGCCATCAGTTTGCTGTGGAGGCTTTCGATGGTGGGATCGGCGAGCTGGTCGGGGGTATTGCCGCGGACGATGACGACGACGCGGACGCGCAGGGTCCAGTCGAGGGTGGGCAGGCTGGTGTTCTGCTCGGCGGTGTCGCTTACGGGCTCGACGATGATGGCCGGGGATTCGGCCCTGGCCATCGGTTCCACGCGGCTGCGGTAGATGCGCGTGCTTACGCCAACCGTGCCGGTCAATGCCGTGCGGATGGCGGCCAGGATTGCTTCGCGTCTGGACATGGGTGTGTTGCCGGCTTAGTTGCAGGCCATGGAGATGGTGAGGGTGCGTCCAGCCTGCTGAGCCGTGGTTACGACTCGGACGTAGCGCACGACGTAACCCACGTAGAAGTCACCGTGGGTGCCAGCGGCCTTGGCCTTTGCGGTGTCGAGAGAGGCCCAGGTGTTGCCGTTGTGGGAGCCTTGGATTTCCCAGGTGATGTCGCCACCAGTTACGGTACAGATAAAGGACAAATTACTGCCACGCACTTCTACAGCTTCCGATGTGCCTACTGCTGTAAGCGTGGCGAAAGTGTAGATGTTGCTGTTTATGTCTGCGCTTTGACCGTAGATAGCCATAAGTCGATCCGCTGTTGAACTTAGTCTACTTAAGCGGCAGTGGACCGAAGGGGCCTGGGTCGAGGGCGCCGTTGGTGATGGCTACAGCGCGGCGGTAGAGGTGGCAGTCGAGCTTGCCAGAGGCCTCTAGGGCGGCGCGTACCTTGACCCAGTTGTCGCGAGTGCGCTGATCCATCACGTTTTCTGGAGGGCGATTTGGACAAAGGCGCCGTCATCGATGAGCATGGTTTCGCGCACGGTGTAGGCGACGGTGGCGACGGTGATCGAGGCGCCGTAGATCAAGGTGCCGAAGTCTGAGGCGCGAGCAGTAAGCGTGTAGTCGGTTGTCAGGACCGTTCCATCGCTGATGACTTGGCTAGGCATGTCCAGGATGCCAAGGGCTGTGGTGGCGCCGCTGGTACATGTGACACCAAAGTCGTTGAGGAACACACTCAGGTCTTCGCTTAGCGCCATGGGTCTTGTGGATGTGGTGGAAGTCTAGGTACAGCACAAAGAAAAGCCCCAGACCACTTGGGCCTGGGGCTCGGGAACGCTTTCCGCTAAAAGCTTAGGCGTACTTCTTCACGGCGACAGCGTTGATGCTGTAGGTGTGGGAAGAGGAGGAGGTGGTGCTCACAGCCTTGATGTAGCGCTTGGCGGCGCCTTTGGGGAACACGATGTACTGCTTGGAGGCAGAGGTGCTCACCTGGCTGAAGGCCACGGCCGAGGAGGCCACTTCAGAGCCGCCGCGGTAGAAGGCGGTGGTCACGTCGCCGTAGCTGCCGCCGGAGGTGTCGGAGCTTTGGATCTTGACGGTGAGGGTGCTGGTGCCGCCGTTGGCGACGTCCAGGATCAGCACTACGTCGCCTTCGTAGTCGTTGAGGTCAACGGCGGTGCCGTCGAGGTCGGTGGTGCGGACGGCGGTGGCGGCCAGAGCCAGGTGCTCCAGCTTCTCGAGGCCGGTGGACAGGATGGACATGGGTCAGTCCTCGGTGGGTTGAGGGGCGGATTTGGCAGCCTTGGGCTTGGCGGCCACGGGCTTAGCGGGCTTGGGCTCGGCTTCGGCGGGAGGGGCGGGCACCTCAGCGGGTGCTTCCTCTTCAGCCTTAGCGCGTTCGGCTTTGCCGCTGCTCAGCAGGAAGGTGGCGTCGGCGTCGGAGACATCAAGGGTGGAGCCGGCGGGGGCCGGCTCTCCCGAGATCATCACCTGCCTAAGCAGTGTGATTCGCATCGTTACTCAGCGATGGTGCAACTACTTAGGCTCAGGTGCCGTAGCAGAAGGCGCCGGGCTGCTTGACGGCGAAGTCGACGTCCTGCAGGGCGATGATGCGGACGGTGCCTGCGGTGGCGCCGGCGTAGGGGTCGACGGTCAGGTCGAGGCCAGACCACATGCCCATGATCATCATCGAGAAGTCGCCGAACAGTGCGTCGTTGGTGAGCAGCTGGTTGGAGACGATGGCGGGGTAGCCGTTGATCTCGTCGTTCTCGTACACGAAGCCAGCAGCCACGGCGGTGGCGGACTTGGCGGTGGACTTCAGAGCGCCGCGGGCAGCAGCGTTGATGATGTAGCGCATCGAGCCGGCATCAGCGTTGGCGCTAGCCACATCGGTTTCCATGCCGATGTACTCGGCGAAGGTGCCGTAGGTGCTGATGGTCTGGCTGCCGACGCCGGTGGTGTTCACCAGGCCCAGGGGCTGGTTGCTGGAACCGGTGCCGTAGATGCCAGCGCGGTCAAGCTCGAGGGCGATCACGCGAGCCAGGTCGTTGCGGATCATGCCTTCCACGTCGATGGAAGACTGCAGCAGCAGGCGGCGGCTGTAATCAACGAAGGCACCCACGGTCTTGGGTGTCATGTTGACTTGGTCGATCGACTGCTGGGACTCGGTGGGAGCCACGTTCTCGCCCACCCAGTAAGCGGTGGAGGCAGAGGCTTGACGGGGGATGCTGATGTTGCCTTGCAGGCCGCTCAGCATGGTCACGCCGGCGTTGGCCAGGGCGAGGCGGTTGCGGAGCAGGTCGATGAAGGAGCCGCTCAGCAGCTCGTCAGCGACGAGGTTGCCACCAGCAGAGGGGGTGCCGGAGAGGAGGTCACGGCGCAGCACCTCGTTGGGCACCACGATGCCGTTGGAGGAACGCTCGTACTTCTTAGCGGCGGCTTCGCCGACTTCGATTTCGAACTCAGCGGCGCGGCGAGCAGAGGCGTCGCCTTGGTTGGCCAGGAAGTTGAGGGCGCGGACGAAGCTGAAGCGCTTGGTCTCCTTGTCCGACAGACCCACGTCGTTGGTGGTGATGTCAGCGGAGCGGATGGGTTGTTCCATGGGGGTAGAGCCGAGTTTGTCGAGGACGGCGGCGCGAGCCTCATCGAGGGTGCGACCACCATCGATCAGTTCACGGGCCAGGTCTTGCATCTGGTGCTTAGAGCCCAGTGCGGTGATGGCGGCGATGCGGGTCCGCTCGGCCTCAGCGGCCTTGGACCGAATCACCTCCAGGTCAGGGGTGTTTTCCATTTCGGGAATGGGGGTAGATGCGGTTTGGGCCGCTTGGCGTTGGTCCTGCATCTCCTCTACTTCCGTAGGGGGAACAGGCGCTTCATTAGTGATAATAGGTGTGGCGCCTTGACACTCCTCAGTACGTTGCGCGGTAGGGAGTTCGGGAGCAGCCTCGGTGATTAGTGAGCGGCCGATTCCGATTGTGGGGTCTGCGGGGATGCTGACCACGCTTACTTCGTGCGGCGACCATTTAGTCGCGACGTAGTCGCCATTGCGCTCTTCCATCTTGTCGATGGCGTAGCCGAAGCTGATGCCGCGAAGAATGCCGTCCTTGACGTCGTCGAGCACCTCCTGGGCGAACTTGTTGCGGGAGAAGCGCACCTTGGCGTAGCCGCGCTTGTCCTTGCCGTTGATGTAGGCACGCTCTACTACACCGACGACCTTGTCTGGGTTGTGGTTGAAGAGCAGGGGAGCGCCGTCGTTTAGGCGGGTGAGGTCGGCGGCGTCACCTTCGTGGCTAAGCACTTCGTTGCCGAAGTAGCGGGCCACGGGGTACTCGGAGCTGAAAGGGAACTCGAAGGTGCGCTCTTCGAGTGCGCGGAAGTTGGTGGCTTCGGTGCGCTGGAACTTGTCGCCGGGCTTAGCGCGGTCGGCGGCACGTTCGCCGGTGGCTTCCTCGAAC